ACCGGCTCTACGCGTGCCGCAGCCGAGCCGTCGATACGCCGGAATGTCACCGATCCTGGGCGGAGCGGATTGCTCTCGCTGATCGGGATGTAGTAGGGGCCAAGATCGGTCAGCACGAACTCATCAGGGCCGTCCTTGACGTGGTAAACGCGCGCTTTCTTCGGCGCCAATTCCAGGAAAGCGTCCGAGGCTCCGGCACCGACGTAATGATCGTCAGGCGCGGCAACTGCCGACCAGGAAATGCCGGACGGCAACCCCGGAAGGTCGCACAAGATCAATCTGTTCTGGTCGACCGACACAGATCGCGGCCAGCCGCGCAGGTCGTTGATGACCTCTTCGTCCCAAAGCGCTGTTGCGACCGGATCGATGTCCGCCACACTAGTGATCGTCCCCTTGCCGGTCGGGCCGACCGCGACCTCAGCGGCGGTAAAACGGATGGAGTTCGTCAGTACGACCTCAAGGTTTTGCGTGCTGGTCTCGAAGCTCAGGTTGGCGGTTCCACTGGCCCCGATACCACTGAGCGTCGTCAAAGTCGCCGGCGATGAAGGGAGGACAGTGTAGTCGCCAGGATCCGACACCGCGAGCGAGTCGATGCCGCCGCTGCCGTCGTCCGTTACGATAAGCCTAGCCTTTCCGCCGACGCCGCCAACCACTTCTACAAGGTCGCCGGTCGCGTAGTTTATGCCGCCAAAAGAGGGCGACGCCGCTATCACCCTTGAGAGCACCAAGTCGACGGCGCTTACGTTTCCCTTCGCATTGGAATCCGCGCCCTCGACAAGATCGCCTGCCGAAAAGGACTCGCCAGCATCGATCGTCATGAGCAAGTGCTGACTGGGGAACAGCCGCTCGTTCACCGCAGCCGTTCCGTTCCGGCCGTCAGTAACGGTGGCGATGGTGAGTTGCCGGTTCACATACCGGATCACGGTCCCGACGTGGCCAGGGGTCAGAATATCCTCGGAAAATTCGATATCAACGGTGCCGGCGACTGCCGACGGGCGCAGCGTCACTCCTTTTGGTGAGATGCGGTAAAACCCCGCTCGCTTCTGGCCCGAAACAGCAGTCGCGAATTCGTAGTCGCGAAATGTCCATATGCTTCCGCCACCCCACCGCGCCACCTTCATGCGCTGGCCGGGGAAGGTGATCACCGCATCGTCGTTGATCACGTCCCAAACAATCTGATCGGCCGTTGCAGGCGTCCATGCGTAGCCCCAGGCTCGCGCCACCGGGATGCCAGTCTCGGTGCGGATGGTGAGCGTGCCGTCACCGAAGCAAAGCAGGAAAGATGCTTCGTCGCTCATCCGCACCTGGTCGGTACGGCCCTCATGAACGAATAGCGCCGTCCGGCCCTGGCGATGCTGCACAGCGCCGGTGGAGAGGATGCGCCAATTGCTCAGCGCCCGGCACGCGGCGCGAACAACCGGCTCGTCGTCGCGGCGCTTGGCGTGCTCAACGATCTCGCCGCCGGAGAAGTCGCGCTGACGGATGATTTGCCGCGCCGTCATACCCGGCGCCTTGTACGGGACTGCGCCAGCGTCGAGACAAAGCGCGAATGGCCGGGCTCTTCGTTATCGCTGCGCGGCCTTGCTTTGCCTAGATAGGCTTCAGCCGATTTTTCCTCCGCGCGCGCCTGATCCGCGTCCTTGTTCAGGCCGCGATAGATGCCGGCCTTCACGAAGTGTCGGAGGCAACGCAGGAATAAGCCTGGCCACTGATCGGGCTGCGGTTCGAGGACGCATTTCACGGTGATGCCGTCGGCGCAATTCACCAGAATTCGATTGCCGACAACCTTCCAATCTAGCGGCGTCCCAGCCTGATCATGCACCCAAACGAGATGCAGGCACCCATTCGGCTTCGCGTATTCGTCGGCGTAGGAGAGGTCAGGACCGTCGCCGATGCGTTCTTCGACATCGACGATGGCAGTGGCGAACTTCCAATCGTGCTCGTCCAGCAGCCATTCTACGCCAGTTTCATAGCCGGCCGAGGCCACGTTCCATTCAGAAGAGCCGTCGTCGGCTTCCGCGACCGGACGGTTGCCAGTGATCAGCAGTTCGTCGTTTATGAGGGATAGTTTGTCTGGCATGACGGCACGGTGGCTCCGTCATGCCCTCTCCGCAACGCACCGTCAGAACGGCTATTGCTCGTCAGGTGACACGACAGTGGCGCCTTGCGGCTTCTTCGGCCGGCGGTCGGCAGCTTTGGCTTTCCCGCGCTTGCGTCGAGGTGCCTTGCCTCGCGTCGCGGCTCCAGCGGCCGGTTCCGGAAGCTTGGCCTTGGCTTCCGCTGAGGCAATCGCGGACTCGCCCGTATGCTCGCCGCTCGATCCCGCCAAGTTGGGAAGGATGGGGTGGCTCTTGATCAGCGTCGGACCGGGAGCCGGATCGGCGAGGGCGCCAGTGTTGACAACCTCGTCCGGCAGTTCACCTTTGTCGATCAGCTTGCGCCGTTCGGCGCGCTGCTTCTCGGCATCGGCAACGGCCTTCTTCGCGTCAGCGTCCAACGGTTCGAGCCAGCGGCCCGGCACGCCGTCGTAGCTGACGACCTGACCTTCTTCGGCGGTGTAGGTGCCCATCCAGTGGCGGCGCAACGCGCGGTATTGTGCCATCGGAACTCTCTCCTTTGCGCGGCCTAGCCGCCATTAACTTCAGATGCCGTCAGCCTGAGAAACCCACTTCGCCGGGTCCTCGGCGGTGATGAACGAGGACACCGTGCCGAGCGGGGTCGTGCCGCCGAGGGTGTAGTTGACCCGCAGATATTGCTCATTCGCGGATGGCAGGCTTTGGAAATACCGCGTACCCACCGCATCGCCGCGCGTGAGCGTGATCGTCGCGATTGTGGTTGGCGACGTGAACGACGGATTGTCGTCCGTTTGCAGAGTCGCCACGTAGGTCTCGTCGCCTGTCGTGCCGTCCAGCGCAACTTCGACGCCGACCACCCACCACAGCGGAGTGCCGGGGCCGATATCGCGGTCCTGGGAAAGGTTGACGACGTTCGTTGATACGGCCGTCGCGGTCAGTGCCTGGCTGTCCGAAAACTCAAGCAGCTTGTCGATCCACATTTTGGCTTCTCCTGTGGCCCTCTAGGCCGCTATGATCAAACAACCCGAGCTTCGGTCGCGAGTAACTGATCGACTCGCTTCACCGGAATGCCGTCGAACTCGGTAACGTGACGCCCGGAGATTTCATCCAGGCGCAGCATGACGTTCGCGGTCTGGACGCCCTGTCGGCGGATGAACGAGCGGATGCGGCGGTTAACGTAGAACACTGGCCGGCCGTTGGTGTTGGGGACCAACTCAAGCGCCTGGGTCATGAGATCGACCAGCTTGGCGCCGGTCGCCGCGTTGTAGGTCAGGTCGGACGAATCGATGTTGGCGATGCGAACGACATATCGCCAGTCGGCAACGGCGAGGCCGAGGTCCCAGCGATAATGCGTGCGGTACGCTTCCATGCGGCCACCGGAGCCGTCCGGTGCGGCTTCGAGCGTGACCTGACCCTTGTCCTCCATTTGGAGGCCAATCTTCGATCCCTTGGGATAGAGGCCCCAAACCTTGCCGGGACCCCAGACGACTAGCCAGATCGACATGTTGTCGGTGCCGGTGCCGCCCGCATCGATGATGTTGTCCGCGTTCTGGGCGGAAAGAGATGAGAAGCGCGGCGCCAGCCCGGTAAATTCCTCGGGTGCCGTGCCTTCGTTGCCGTAGAACAAAGTCTGCGCAGCTTCTTCGGACATGCCTTCGATGTGCGCGCGATCCTGCTGCAATCGATAAGCCGAGGCGTTGCCGTTTAGGTCGGCCAGGGCTTTGTCGATTTCGGCGTAGGCTTCCAGCATGCCGGTCTGATCGGTGACCTGCACGGTGGTTGATTTGGTCGGCTGCACACCCCCGTAGAGCTTGCGCCATGTCGGAGCGGGAAGCCCGGAGCGGATGGTGTGGCGGTGACCGGTCGGCAGATTGCCTTCCAGCATCACCATGTCGTCCAGAACTTCGTTATTCTGGTTGAGAATTTCGACCAGGTTCTGCTCGACCTTGCCATCTGGTCCGAGCGCCTTGGCTACGTCCGCCATCGTCGGGTGAGTGGTCGCCAGGGTTGCCATTTTTCAGGTCCTCACTTGTGCATGGACGGATAGAAAAGCTTTTCCGTGGGGATTTCCGGCATTGGCTGCGACGTATCCCGTCCACCGCCATTGAAGTTTGTGCTGCCGGGATTGGTGATTTTCGTTTGCAGGGCTTCCAGCACCTCAACGTCGGATGCGAGCACCATGCGGTCCATAAGGACCTGCGCCCTGTCGGCGCCAAGGAGTCCTGCGAGAAAGGTTTTTACGGCAGTCGTTCGAGCTACACCGTTCGCACCGAGCTTCTGCTTTTCTACTTCGGCCGCGGTTTCCATCGCCTTGTAATCGGCAGCGACCTTCTGCGCCTCGATGGTCAGCGCTTCCGAATATTCGTCCTGCGTCCAGTTGTGCTTGTGCGCGAACTCGTTCAGCAGGCCCACGCGGGGATCGTTCGCGTCAAACGCAATCGGGATTTCGGGCTTGAAGTCCTTCGGAAATTCGAGCTCGTAGCCGTCCGGGTTTTCCGGGCGGGCCGCGAGGCGCGCGTCGCGCTCCGCCTTTAGCTCGCTCAATTGGGTCAGGTGCTCGCCGAACTCCTTGGCCTTTACGGCCTTGGCTTCCGGGTCCCAAAAGCTTTCGGGAACATACTCAGGTCTGTCCTGGGTAAGGTTCGACCCGTCGTTTGCCGCGCTCTGCCCCGGCGTCGACTGGCTCTGATTGCCGGAAGACGGCTGGTCTGTCGGGGTCGTGATCGACTGTTCTGTCACGCTCGATTCCGGTCTTCGCAAGTTCCTGGTCCATGAGGACCTTCAGATCGTGCGCAAACCTGCGTCGGCCGGTATGCTCGTGCAACGCACCGGACTCCGCTCCGGCGGGTAAAACGCTCATCAACTCCACCTGCAACCGCCGATAAAGCAGCATTCCATCAGGCGTCAGCGCGATCCGGCGTATGCCTTCCTGGATGTCTTTTTCGGTCGGGATCATTGGTTACCAACAATACTGGCGTCGGCCGGACGGACTTGCTGTCGACCCTGGCTCAGTTGCGCGATGGCGGCTAAAGCGGTTTTCTGATCGTCGGCTGAGCGCATCTTCCACAACCCCGTGACTCGCATCTTCTCGGCGACGGCCTTCATCGTATCCTCGCCGTCGGTTTTCAGCTTCCACTCCTCGGGAAAGAGCGGACCCATTAGCTGAGCGAAGCGCGCGAACATCGCGACTTCCTGCTGCTCTGATGCCCGCTGCGCCGGGTTATACGGCTCAAGCGACACGGTTTTGCCATTAACCGTGATGGGCTGGATGATGCCGCGTTTTTCCAGGATGTGCTTGAACCTCAAGAAAATCTCGGCAGGTCCTTCGCGCCAGAACGATAGTCCCGGAGTTCCAAGCCGACGCTGCGCAAGCTGCATCTCGTCCAACCATTGCGTCGCCGTCGGCGGCGTGTCGCCGCGCTGCTGCGGCCAGTCAAGAAAGAACCGATGCCTCAGTGTCCGCTCGATCTCGTTGGTTTCATAGATCGCCGGCTCCATCGAGCCGACTTCGAAGATCGTCTTGACCGCGTTTTCAGACCCGGGGCGCACAGGATAAATCTTGCCGGACTTCACGCCCTCGCCGATAGCCGCCATCGAGTCGTCTGGATAGGTGGACGGCGGCGCCAAGGAAAGATCGACGTGCTCGATCTTCTTTGCCTGCAAGTCGTCGAGTTGCCGAAATTCCGGCAGCGACTCAAGAAGCGGGCCCATCCCGTAGGCCCACTCCGGCGACGGGTTAAAGCGCATCGGGATCAGCGGACAAGAGCCTTCTCCGATCAGCTCCGCCGCATGAACCACCTTTCTGTCGATCATGACGACGTGCTGCCAGACAACGTCGTCCATCCGGTCCCACAGCCGCCAGAAGCCCCAGCGGATAATCGTCGCGTTGTTCGGGTTGTCCTCGATATTTTTGCGACACTCCATGTCCAGAGCGTCGTAAACGGCCTTGCCCAGCAACGCTTTCACATGGCGATTTTTCGAGTGGCGCACGACAAAACGGTCGTCGATGTGCCCGTAAGGCCCGATGTTGATCTCCAATTCATGCAGCGGAACGGCCTGCACCACCACGTTTTCGGCCGGCCTCGGATCGTCGATCCACAAGGCGGTCGTGCCGATCGGCAGATCGGGGTTGAAGGCTTTAGGAACCTCCTCGTACAGGTTCGATGCGCGAATGGCGTTGAAGATCACTGGGTCTTGCTTCGAAACTTGGTCCTTCACCTCTTTGATCGATTGCTCGGGAATGAACATTCCGGCGCGGCGCTCAGCCCATGCCTCGGACTGCGGCATGAAGGCGTTCAGCATCACCATGCCGAAATCCTTTGAAAGTTCGAAGGCCATTCCCGTTTGCAGCAGGTCGGC